TAATATCGGTACGACCTTCACAGGCTTTCATTGCCGCAGAGCGCACATCTGAATCGCTGTCTTTTAGCCAGATTAGGATTGTTTCCAATGGCAAGTGGTGAATGCTTTTGTATTTGCGCATTTTGATGAATACGCCATTATCAAAAATATAAACACCTTGCAACATAGAATCAATAACCATTGCCCTGTCTTGGCGTGGTATAGACAGACCATCAGCCCATTGTTGTGTTGCCCTGTATGAAACCCCCATATGCTGGGCCAGTGCTGTTCTTGTTGCCCCTGTTTCTTTGAGCAATCTAACAACAGCTTTTTTTGTTGCCCCTGTAACAGCTGTTCTTGTTGCCCCTGTTTCTTTGAGCAATCTAACAATACTTATCATTTGCACCTCCATAGTAGTAGTAGTAGTAGTAGTATAGATGTGTTTTAAGATTTTGTCAAGCATAATCCCAACACTTACTCAAAATATTATTGGGGTTATTGTCGTACAATTCGCATAGGCATCTATATACAATTTTACACAATGTATTCTTGACATGGTGTATTTACATAGTGTATAATCATGGTATAAGTTTTTGAAAGGATTAAACGCCATGATTAACAAAGATTTCAACTCCATACTTGAATTATTACAATCGTTTCCAGATGAACAGTCATGTATAAATCATCTGGAAGAATTGCGTTGGAATGGCTATGTCGTTAGTCCATTTGATGCAACATCTAAAGTGTATAAATGCAAAGGCGGAAAATTCAAGTGTAAGAACACAGGCAAGTATTTTAACGTGCGAACCGGTACGCTTTTTGACAACACCAAAATTGAGTTGCAAAAGTGGTTCTTGGCTATATGGCTTGTTACCTCACACAAGAAAGGTATATCATCCATGCAATTAGCAAGGGATTTGGCTGTCACTCAAAAAACAGCTTGGTTTATGCTGCAACGCATTAGAAAGTGTTTTGACATTGAAAACAACAACGACTTAGACAATGATGTAGAAGTTGACGAAACATACGTTGGTGGCAAGAACAAAAATCGCCATAAGAACAAGAAAGTTGAAGGTTCACAAGGTCGCAGCTCTAAAGATAAAACACCTGTAGTCGGAATGATTGAACGTGGCGGTAAATTGAATGCCCGGAAAGTGGATGCTGTCAAGAAAAAGACTTTAACCAAAGAAATCATTGGTTGTGTAAAAAAATCCGCAAGCCTATTTACCGATGAATGGGTTGGCTATAATGGTGTTGCGAAACTGTATAACCATGCTATGGTAAACCATGGGCAAGGCGAATATGTAAACGGCGATGCACATACCAACACACTTGAAGGCTTTTGGTCTTTGCTAAAGCGTGGTATTGTTGGAATCTATCACTTTGTATCAAGAAAGCACTTGCAAAATTATGTTGATGAGTTTGTTTTCAGGTATAATACACGGGAAATGACAGAAGCAAGTAGAATTAACCGCTTGCTTGAAAATATGGCAGTTAGGACTACTTACAGGGGGTTAGTGCATGGATAATCAAAGGCAAATAACACATGAAAGTGAAATCGTATTAGGTGATAGTCGCATATCGTGTTATGTTTTAGAAGATGGTACACGAGTTTTGTCTGGTCATGGAATGCAGCGTTCATTGGCATTGACAGAAGGACGTTCTGATGGCGGGTCAAGACTGGGCGAAATACTTAGCCAAAAAACGCTAGAACCCTTTATTTACAAGGAAAAAATGCGGGCGGAATTTGCTCCCATAGAGTGTTATAAAGGCAATCAAAAAATTAGCGGATATGAAGCAACTGTTTTAGTTGATATTTGTGAAGCATTTTTGGAAGCACGAAATAGTATACAGCTATCATCGCGCCAACAGAGAGTTGCTGACCAATGCGAGATACTTATGCGTGGTTTTGCTCGATATCTGCATAGGAAACGATCAGCCTTAGTCCAGGGCTGGCTTGCCGCAGCAGCTTTATTGCTTTGCTTAAAATCTCCGACACAAAAGATACATGCTTGGTGAGTGCCACCCGAACCAATTCGCAGCACTCGGTTTGTGAAAGCCCATAAGGTGAACCGATACTTTTGTTTGCCCCGCGCCCAAATAACACCGCGCCGATAAATTTACCATCTTCCCATGCGCCAATTTTAACTAACTTGCCCGCGGGAACGGATTTACTGTAGTGGAAATTTTCACAGGCATACTTTGCAGCATCATATCCACACCAATTGACTTCTAGAGTTGCCACTATGTTTCAAACTCCTGCTGACAGTGCGGACAATCGCGCCGATTGCAACTAAGACCCATATCCATAGAATTGCTGATATAGATGTGACGCAGTATCCAAGAAACTCATCTTTTCCGTAATCTCTTTTTGAATCGTTAACACCCTTAAATGCTGTTATTGCAAGGCCTATGCCAATAGCCCATAAGAAATTTATCTCAATGAAGCCAATGGGTGCTATAAACCAATTCCACAGCAACATCTTTGCGTAACCTGTTGTTATAAGCGCACCCAATGTAACTAAAGCACCTATAAAAAATTTTCCGACTTTATCCATCGTCATCCTCCTTCAAGATTCCATTTTCAACACCGCACCATCCAGCACAACTATCACCAACATTGGTGTATTCCCACCATAGCGGACTGTTCGTGTTAAAACATTTCAGCGTTTTTTCAAAGGTACAATTTGACTGCCATTTGCAGTTGCCGCATACTTTGTCCCCCTTGGAAATTTCCCGCGGGTTATTTGGAATTTCTGTGAATTTTGGTTTTGGTTTTTTCATGGTTGTTTACCGTCCGGTGGTTCTGAGCTTGGTTAATCGCCATGATATTTTTCTGCATGAGCCTTACTGTTTAACACCATATGCACTTCGTCAAGGTCAACTTCAATATCCCTGCCGTATAAGGCATATATCTTTGTGGTTTCAATAAGGCGGTCAATGTTTACCGTTATCTTTTCGATAAATTCACTATGGTTGTTAAAAGCATCACAACTTTTGCAATATATAAATAAATCGGTATGCCGCTCGTTCTGTTCTCGGTGGTTTGGGTAAGCACTTCTAAGCGCTGCGTGCTCACATATTTCGCACTCTGATGGATGCGGCGCGGCTTCACATGAATAATCAAAACAATCTCTGATATCTCTTTTTAGTTGTTCATGGTATTTATGCGCCGATCTTAGCTCGTCAAAATCTTCTAAGGCTAACTTCACGGTTGTATTTTCAAGCATTTTTATCCTCCTTCCCCATAAAGCGGTATTGGTCGAATCGCCAGCCTTCACCTGTGCAATATATAGAGCACGAAAGCCTTTCACCTTCAACATTGATGCAATATTTACAGGTGCCGCGCATTGCATTTTCCAACGCTTCTGCCTTAGCTTTCCAATAGTCACGGTCAGCAGTAACCCCTTTCAATTCCTCTGCCTGCATTTCGATGACTTTTGATTCCGGCACATAAATCAGCACTTTATCATCGTCAATTTCGCAAGATGGGTCATGTAGCGAATCCAATACCTTTTCATGGTCATTGGCTCGTTTTGTTTCGGCTTCCAGTGCGCCAAGTAATCTAGGCATTAACTCCCGCGCCTTTGCAATGAGTTCACCGTTGGCTGTCTGCACTGCAATCGCCTCATCATCCGATAAGCCAAGCCCACCTGTACCTTTTCCGGTTAAATGTCCCCAACCTCTGATATCGGCAATCCTCATATTGCCGGCCAGAATTAATACCCCGTATCCATAATATTCCCACGGTGCGGGTGTAGCCAATTCGCACAGCGCCCTAATTTCTGCAATTTCCTGTTTGGGTATCATCGTCGATAATCCTTTCTATTACGATGGGATTAAAAACCATATCGCACCAATCAATTTTTGATTTTGTCATAATCTTTCACCTTTCTGTAATTTTTCTAAAAATAATTTTCTAGCAAAATCTTGAGCTTCTTTTTCAGTTTGAAACCCCGATAATTTTGCTTTCTCTGTATCAGGAATACTCAACTGGAACATTATGCGGTACACTTTTTTACGGTACTTTTGTTGCTTTTTTATTGGTTTTTCTTGCAACATTATATGCCTCACTTCAGTACAATTATATTTTCTAAACACACAAGTCTAAACTCTTTAACTGTATCACCTTCAAACCTCCATCACAATTTTACCAACCAGCGTTTCAATGCAATCTTTGCAGAGGCGACTTATCATAACGCCAAGGCGCAACTCATAAATAGTATACTCTTCCCCGTCATAATTTCTCTTGTAACACACATTACATGTATTTATGTTGTCTGCAATTTTTACGCTCAATTCATTTCTCATATAATCACCTCCCGTTGTTTGATGTGCCTATCATACAAGTAGTGCACACTACTGTCAAGCGTTTTTTGAAAATATTTTTACACATCAAAAAAAGCCTGTAATAATCAGGCTTTTCAAAGTTTACTCTATGTGCAATAAGACCTTAGTATCTCTGGAGCATTTCCAGATTCACGGATAAGGGCTATTATTTTGTCAATTTGATTTTCGGCTATGTCTGTGCCACGTTGTCTATAATAAGCGTAAATACACGCTTCAAGGAACGGTTTTTGCATACACAATAAGCGGTCTGTCATTAGTTTACCTTTCAATCTACTTGTGGTATTGTACACCACCAGTATAAAAATGTCAAGATTTTTTCAATGGAAGATTTTTACATTCTGTAAATGACCAAGTGCTTAAAATCACACTAAATAGTGCCTTGGTTAAATTCGAATTGATCCGATGATTTTACCGATGGACTTTGTGGTGTCTCTACACTATTATCTTTCAATGGGAGTTTTACCATCACGAAGCGTCCATTTATCTTTCCAGAAGAAATCTTCTTGTCTGTCCTGCCGTTGTCAGATAGTGATTTTCCCTCATCTGTCGCCCATTCAACAAACATTTTTTTGTTAAAATTTCCATCTGTAGATATTTTCTTAAATATATTTGGGTTAATAAGCACACAACTTCCTAATTCCTTTGAATCGTATAAGTATCCCCAACGTTCAGTATGGTCGAATCCGTCATTTGTAAATTTGTGACGATGTATTCCTACTTCATTAATAACAAACTCATATGCCCTTTCCATATCATTCATATCGCTATTCGAGCGAATAAGATTAAAACAGTCTTGAACTCTAAGCCTAGTGCAATCCTTCATGATGTACTTGGAAAATATTTCTTCTGCGGTCAAGATTAGAGCCATTGGTATTAGTTGCTTGCCTTCTTTTTGCTTTTCTTTATCCATATCATCCAACTCATTTTCAAATCTAGCCTGAATTCGCTTAATCTCATCCCATCCAATTTTAATTAAAATTTTGATAAATTCTTTTCCGACAAATCCATAGTTTTTTCTCAGGTTGTCCGCTGTTTTCTTTCCGCCTTTCCCGTCATCAAAAATAATTCCATTTTTTGACTTCACTTCAATCACACGCAGGAGCTCTCCTCCATTGGATATTTCGCTAGTAATTGGCTTTTCAGCATTGGTAATACTGCAATTTTTCCAACTCATTATTTTGTTAACTCCAAGATTAATATTACTGCGACGCTTTCCAGTACCACCACAGAGGAAATATATAAAATCACTATAGTCACCATATTTTTGAGAAGATAAGTGAGTTTTGATTTTAGACAGATCATCGCATATAAACGGCATATTATTCAGGAAATTCAAAAGAGATTCAAATCCAGTTGCTGATGATTTTGGGTCTGCAATGTATCCACTCTCATTTGGATTTCCCCACATGCTAGCTGCTAGCATAGTTGCAATTGTTTTTCCCTTTCCTCCCTCTCCAAACAAATGAAATATAAATGGAAGAACGCCACACGGCTCAACAAGCACACTCGCAAGGCTAGACGCAATACATAATATCGGCTCTATTCTATCGCGACTTCTTATTTCTTTTAATAGCTCGAAATGCTCTTTAGCACTTCCATTCCTAGAGATACTTTCAAATGAATCCTTAAATGAGTTCTCTCCGTCAAAAACAATCTCATTGTTATCAAATGGCATGAAACTTGAATAGTTTTCAAGCCATCCCATTCTTGATGTTGACATTCGCTTTGGTATATAATGAATATTATATGCTTCAATGTCATTCAAAAAATTAACTAGATGTTTTGAATTTTCAGAAGAAACTAATACTCCATATGCAGAAAGTGCTTGTATTCGGGTTGCTGATGAAAGAATAGTCTTGTCAAATGTTTTTTCACTCCAGCCTTCTCCTTTGTTAAATGCAATCGTCATTTTTTCTGTATCAGTATCAATATTAACAAGCCTTTTTATCGGAACGACCGGATGATGACAAGCGGTAAATGTTCCACCAAGAGGAGCAGGTGTTCGTATTCCGTCCATTCCTAGATACCATTTCCCGCAATTTAATATCGGATGACTCGGCTCAAGTTGAACTTGTGCGTCAGGATATAACATGCTTTCCGCAGTATTTGACAATATATAATGCGATGTTTTCACTGTTTGCTTGTGCATTTTCAATGCTGCCTTGAGCAAATTATCAAATTTAGACTTTACTCCAAAATCCTTAGCAATATCTTTCAGATTTCCAATCAAATACTCCCTTTCAACCTCATCATAAATGCTAAGTATTTCGTCGAAAATATTTCGCTCAAGTATAGTTTCTTTGGTGAAAGATTTGGCATCTAATTTCATTAAAACCATCCCTAAACTATATATATTATATGTTAAAATTTACCTTGGTGAACTAACAACAATAAGCTATTATTGCAGAAATATGTGTTCTGTCTAACAATATTTCTGTTGCTCTAAAATTTTCATACTTTACCCTAGATGAGGGATGACTACTTTCATCTTTAAGGCTTAGCAAATATTCAATAGCTGATTTTTCATCGGGAGCAACAACGATATAATGTTCTGCATCCAATTCATTGCCTCCGTAATGCTTAATGTCAGAATCATCATTAATCTCGAATGATGGACATGGGGGACTTACTATAAATGCTCTCATATTTACACCTCTTAAAATATTATTTTTCTAAAAATTAAATTTCAGCTTTCACAGCAATTAAAATGTTAGATTTGATCAGACACAATGTAACAAAACATCCATGAAAATTCTCGTTGTGCAAATTTATATCAGCAATCAACATCATAACTTATATTTTTAATAAATGCATTTCCATTTTTCTTATAGTGCCTTTTTCGCTTTGCAAAACATCCACTTGCATACCCAAAATCATCTACGAAGTCATAAACAATAGCATCATTTTTACCTTCGAATTTTCGCTCTATCCGACCTGCTGATTGTACAATTGTAGTATAGTTACTATGTGGGGTGGTTAAGTATAGTCTGTCAAGATTTACAATGTCTAGTCCCTCCTTCGCAAGCATATAAGACGCGAACAATCCTTTTAATTCACTTGTTCGCATTCCCGCCATAACATCTTGCCTTGTTTCTTTGCATTTCTTAGATGTCATTTTACCGTCAACTTTAGCAACTATGCCTTGAATATTCAACGGTAATAACTCTATTAGATTTTCAAGGTGGAATATTCTATCGGATAGAACAAGAACACTATGCCCTTGCTCAATGTCACTTGCTATCATATTGGCAATTAACTTGTTTCTCGCTTCATCTTCACAAAGCGCGGTTACTAATTTCGTATAATCTAGCGTGCCATCGCTTGCTTGTGCTAGTTCTGGCAGCTTTATATTCGTGTAAACAGGTTGGATAACAGCTGAAACGCGATTAGCGGCAACGGCTTCACGCGGCACTTCATGTATCACATTGCCAACAAGGGAAGTTATACATTTTTCCAGTCCGTCTGACCTGTGTAACGTGGCAGTCAGTCCAAATTTATGCCGTGCGTTTAGTGCAGATACACATTTGTAAAATTGCATTACTTTTGTTGGAGTGCCGCAAAGGTGCTGGCACTCATCTACTATCACTACAGACCATGTATCGGTGTATTCTTGTAAATTTAGTTTAGATAATGTCTGCACTGTAGCAAAAGTTATGTGTTCTCCAATGTTTACTTTGCCGCCTGTGATAGTGCCTAGTTTGGCAGGGTCAAATCCTAATGCTATTGCAGAATTTTTGGACTGTGTTAATAAATCCCCAGTATGAGTAAGCCACAATGCCTTTTGGTTTATTTGGGAGATATATGCTAACCCGCATCTTGTTTTTCCCCCTCCGCACATCGCTAAAAGTATACCATTTTTAGCCTTTACCATAGCACTTACAGCAGTTTCTTGATAGTCATACAAAGATACTTGCGCTTCAATATCTAGGGGCAATTCTGGAAAATGTGTAGTATATGAATAGCCTTTTATCAAGTGCCATATATCATGCAACACGCCAAACGGTAAAATCAGTTTGCTTGCGTTTGTTTCATATAAGTGCAGGTGTTTAGGCGTATTCCCCAGCCAAAATCCCATGCGTAGCTTTTTGGTGAAATCAGGATTATCGACAACCAGATTGTTTTTGACGTAATCAAGTAACTCGCTGGATGGATTTTCAATTTCTATGCGCCGTCCAATGCTTACAGTGCTTGCACCCATGTATACACGTCCTTACAGTGCTGTTGTATTAAGTCTAGGCTTAATTGCTTTGTACTTGATTGCCTTGAAACATAAGGCACAATATATATATCTGAATCAAATTTTACAGCCAGATAAGTATTTGTGCTACCACAATCATGTAATTTAGAAAATGCCAAGTGTTGGTTTTCCATAATCCTGCTAAATAAAAACACGTCACTTTCACATACTTTGCAATCAAACGAATAGGCGATATTATTTTTAACTGCTATTACATCAAAAGGCTGTGCACCATTTTTTTTGCTTTCCAAAACGTGCGCCCAAAATCCATATTCTGCTAATATGTTGGCAAACTCATGTTCAAATCTTGTTCCTTTTGCTTTATTAGATTTAATATTACCACCATTTCTTGATATATTAATATTTTCACATTTTGGCACGACCCATATTGCCCATGAAATGCTTATATATTGTTCGCTCGACAAGTGATTTGTCAAACAAAAAAGTCATGTCATTCTCTTTGAGAATTTCAAGATAAATATCATTTATGACATCAAGCCCTGCGCCCTTGTCATATAATATAGTGAATTTCTCAGTAAGACGACCAATCACCTGTTTTATTTCCTTGGAAAACGCGATAAGTGAACAACAATATACCTTCCGGCGCCCCTTCTGTTTTTAAGCAACCACTTTTCCGGTTAAGATAAACCTCATAATCCAATACCTCGTAACGCCAAGTAGTTCACATGCTTGTTTTAAGCTATATGTTTCTGCATTCATAGCGTTCACCGCCTTTTGCAGTTATCCAATCAAATGTCGGTTTTCCAATATAATCTTTACGCCAAACTAGCCAACAAAATGCCATTGCCGATGCTTCTTTGTATCTTTCATAGTTGCCATTCTTTATTACTCTCTGTCGTTCAATAAATTGCAATATCTCACATGGGGGATTTATGTTATATATTTCTTTGAATCGCCTTATTCCCTCTAAGAATTGCAATTTAACAAACATATATATTTCGTCTGCACCTAACTTGAGTGCATGAGAAACAAATTCAGTCGCTATGACATAAGGTGGATTAGTTAAAATACATGGTGCAAGCAATTCCTTTGTTTGCAGAAAGTCAATACCTGTTTTTCCGAAACCTCTATCATACAAATCTGTGCTTATTACATCACACCCATATCTCTCTAATTCTTTAGACAATGCACCTCTACCACAAGCACATTCCCATACACTTTTATTTTTAGGCAATTTATCCGCAAAGTACAATGCCGTTATCGCTGACGGATCAGTTTCGTAAAAATCGCCACTAGCACGTTCTTCTTTGCTGTGGGCAGAACTTCCAATTACGGAAAATGTACTCATTTTATTTCCAGTCCATTCTTTTGTCATTGTTCCACCACCCTGCTATTGCAATTTATGATATATTGTAAATACTTATTCGGTTTATATTTTAGATACCACGCCAAATCACTCATACGAGTTGTTCTGAAAATATCAATTCCACTCTGCAAACACTGATTACGATTATAATTTATCACCAACACTCCAATCTAGTCGTTGACCACAATTAAGACAATAATTGTAGATATTCCTTTCAAGCAAATCATATAACACTTTGTTGCAATTAGGGCATAATTCAGTTTCATTTCCAATAATATTTGCAACATAAACTTTCATCGCAACAGGTTCAACCGTGGAGGGGTCAATTTCAAGAATGCTAAAGCATTCCTCTATTTCTGGAGCATTAATGTAATATTTACCCTCGTGAGTTATTGTCAAAAACCCAGCAACTGACCCATCGTGTCCCCCGCCATCCAATCGCTTTCCCTGCATCATATACCGTTTACTATCCATTTTATATCCTCCATCCTCAAAATAATAATAACATTTCTTTGTCCATGCGCTTAACGCATTTTTTAATATCTATTTGAAATGCCCTCCTCTAATATTTTTACCCCTGAATAACCGTCCGCTAATATAACTCTGTAGTTGTCTGTTTTTATTTTATTAATATTAATCGCGTTTCCTTTATGATACTCTTACGACAATGTTATCGCTTGCTCTTCAGTTTCGGCGCATACAACAATTGCGTCAAACGAAAGATAATCAGATTCTTTTTCTTATATAAGCCACACATTCACAACTACACCTCCCAGAATTTTTATTCTATTTCAAGTCCAGTGGATTTTTTGTATCGGAAGTCAGCAATATTCTTCACCAAATCCCGTTCATCCCCCATAAAATCGACTACGCTACGCAGCAATTCAGCAGTTGAAGTTCCAACTGTCTCTGCGGCCGAATCAAGCATGTCCCAAGTCGCTTGCTTCATTCCGACACTACGCCAAGCAAGGTTGTCTTTTTTCATTGTCTTGCCACTCCTCTAAATTAAAATGTTTTGAAATGTATTTTTACATCTGGATGGCATCTCGATAATTTTTGCCATCCAATTAATACTATATCATAAAAATAAACCACTGTAAATAGTTAATAGTTACATTTGTGCCAAAAGGATACATATTTGCAACATTTTAAGAAAACTTCCCAAAATAACACGAAATCCTTCCCAAAAAAAACAACGTAATTCCGCCAACTTCCCAAAAACTTCCCAACGCTTCCCAACGTTTTGGGAAGCGAAAAATGGCGTAATATCAACGTTTGTAGGCATTTTTTATTAAAACTTCCCAACTCATGGGTGCATAAGTATATATATAATAAAAAAATAAGTATATATATGTTTTTTTACGCGCGTAGTACATCACCCGTAAAATTGGGAAGTTGGGAAGTATTTTTTTACAACATAGCTGTATATATGATTATTACTATATTATTTATTATATATATATATATATGTATACTTCCCATTTTTTAATAATCCTTCCCAAAATGATAAAAAAACTTCCCAAAAATATACGAATCCTTCCCAAAATTAATATTCAGGATAGTCATAAAGTTCGCGCTAGGAAGATTACTGGAATAAATTTACAATTAACTTGATACGATATCTATGATATAATTCACTGGAGTAAATAGAAGACATGCGGGTTGTCAGGAGGATATATGATTAAATTTAAGTGTGACACTTGTGAGCACAAATGGGAGATTATTGGTGGAGTTATGGAAGAAGAAATGCCAGATTGTTGTTATCTTCAGTTTTGCACGAGAAAGGGCACTAGTAATGCTGAGAGCTTAGAGCATTTACCAGATAATTGTAGCAATGAGCCAATAATTGAATTTGAAAATATCGAGAAGGCTAAAGAGTGTCTGCAACAATGGAAATGCCGGCTGTTCCTTGATGATTGGATTATAAGACTTAAATTTGGACACGTTAAGGGTGGAGTTGGACTCATCGAATACGAACCAGTTATAAAGACTGCTATAATTACACTAGAACAATCATCAAAAGAAGAGCAAGGTAATAGATGCTCAAAGTATAGCCAAGAGTGCATATTAGTACATGAATTGTTACACATTGTATTTGATATGCCAAGGATGGAATCAATTAGACTTGAAGACGTCGAATTTCACATATTACAGCACCAAAAAACCGAGTTTATGGCAAGGTCACTCATAATGGCAAAATATGGAGTTGAAAAAGATTGGTTTAGGAATATTTAAGGCGGTCACAGACATGTAAAGACAGGCAGATATAAAGACAAAAACTAACCCACGGAGGTAGACGTTATGATTTTGAAGTATCAAACTGGACGCGCTCACAGCGACGGTAGAGTTGACAGCACAGACAATCTTTCTGCATGGCGAATTATTGATAATATCCAAGAGGTGGATATATTGCCGCCACCTACATCAAGCGATAAAGAGTATTACTTTGCGGGAGCTGTTGCCGCTATCGCTTACACAAAAAACAATGAGCATTTAACGCAAGCTTTTAGCGGCGAGGCATATCTTATGAATGACAGTGGTAAAACAATACAACGAATAGCACAAAGGCATAATGGCAAAACTGTATCATCATTGATTTAACACATAAGTGATATTTGCCTGTCTTTCATGTGTGGATTGGTTTATTAATACTTAATTTAGGAGGATTTTAGTTATGAGGAAACATGAAAATGTAGAGACTACAGTGACAGTTTGCATGTTGATACAAATTCAACGTGATATGTGCGGAACAATTATCTGCGAAAATGTTACATCAGATAAATATCAAGCCATACGAATTTTAGCAAATTAATACACATGCAAATTGATACGTACTCATATATCGCAAAAATCGTGCGGAATTTGACGTGGAAATTATATTTTCGATAAAAATATCACGAGTGTATAAAATGGATTAAATTTGCTGGATTTTTTGCGATAACGTGCATATATGGTGTTTCGATAATACGAAAACTGAATGTTGAAAAATTCTTGAAATTAATGGTTGACAATTCGAAACATATGGTGTAATATTCGAATTACGACATTGGAGCACTCATGTAAACACAATTAAGGTAACTCCTTTAGTGTATAGTATTTCCACAAAAAGCCCCCCTCTCCAGTGTCGTAGCTGTAATGGGGCTTTTTCTATTTCAAGCGATAATATAGAGGTTCGTGAGTAATCACAGATATAGACGCATACTGGTTATGGGTCTTATTTGTGTTTTGTTCAACCCCTTTCGCCATGGAAACCGTTTTCCAAAACTATGGAAACCGTTTTCCATGTGTATAATTTTGTCATAATTTGCAATATTTTGGAAATTTTCTGAAAATTATGTGGAAAATTGCTTGAAAATTAACAGCTAAGCGCATAAGTTTATCAGCACTCTTGTTTTGTGAGTGCTAAAATATTCAATTGCTTTAATTTGTTCTATATTTTCACAAAAATTAATGTAATTTTTGGAATTTTGCATATAGTGTTGAAATTTGCGTATCAGTATAGTATAATTTTGGTATCAAAAATCTAATTCCTAACCGTAACGGGAAAGATTAAGATAAGCCCTGCACATTATTGTATAGCAGGGCTTTTATTTTTATAAATGTGATCTAGCACAATTTATTCCCGTGTCGGTATGGCCTCGTTTTGTTGTGTTCATGCTTACGCTTGATTGCATCTTCGATGTCAATCCCGGCAAATGCGTAGTAATCGAGTATGCGGATAATGCAGTCAGCAAGTTCAACAGGAATTTCTTCAATTTGGTTATTGCGATAACATTCCAATGCTTCCGACAATTCAGAATGACAAAGGGCGATTGTTTCCGGGAACGATACTGCCTTCTCCCACCAGCCTTTGGAAATTGCGTTTTCATGTACCTCTTTTGCAAATTTATTTAAGTCCATGTGTATCATGCTCCTTTGAGTTAGATTTTTATTTGTCACTGCAATCACTTCTAATGATATCTTGCGCCCCATCTGCCCCAGTGAGATTTAGTGCTAATCCCATGGTAAATCCGATAATTCCTAGCATTATCATTGCAGATGTGGATTCGAATATCCATCCAAGTCCAACTCCAGCTACTCCCCATAATAGTGCGAAAATTACTGAAATCACTCTTGCTAGTGGCTTGTGTACGAGACATATCGCGAATCCGATAAATAATAACCCAAACACCAGCCAAGATGACGTCCATATAGCAAGTCCAATGGTTATCGAAAGAGCTTGAAGCCATAGTGCTGCAAGTCCAAACTGGTTCATTTCAGCTTGTGATATTGCTGACCGCATATCTTTTTTGTTCATAAGTTTGCCTCCGTCCAATCTAAATGTTGCCCACATCTTTGGCAGTATTTTGGTAGCCCTAGCATCTTCACCCATCCACCACCGAATGCGGTTTCGCATGTCGGACAGCAATATGCACCCATAGTTTTTCCGGTTGGACTAACAGGAATTGCAATATACTCAATTGTGGAAGGGTTGACTTCATATGATAGTAATTCCTTGAAATTGCACCCAATTGATGCTATATAGGGCTTATGTTCAGCGTCTGGCTCGTCACTGTCAGGCAACCATATAGGATAACCTTGGACGATTTCTCCGTTTATAGTGCGTACTGTGGTTGCGGTGTGTTTATTCCTGTCCACGCCTATCTCATCCTCATCTTTTTCGCACATTTGTCACAAAAATCACGTCGTTCATGTCCGCCTATACGTTGTTTTTTTCCGCATGATGAGCAGATGAGCAGCACATATTTTGCTGGGTATTCCTTGGCTATAACGAAGGGACGGCACGTCAGGAAGCTAATTATTCCCATTTTACACTCCTCCTATAGGTGGAATATATACCGTGTCTGCATTGTTGAATTCAAATGCAGGACACTCACATTTTGAAGTTTCTAATCTTAATTCACACTTGCACCCGGGGCATTCCCAGTACAAATGATTTAGTAACGCGATTAATTCTTTATTTGTGTTTATAACTACTGGAAATTTCATTGTAACTCTCCTTGTGTTGATTTATTTTGCTTGTGTTTTTCAGTCTAAATTTGCGCCTAATCGTCTTTAAGCTAGGATGAAAGCTTGAATTCCAGTATTGTATTGCTTTTTGCTCTAATGTTTCCATGTCGTAAATTTCTGTAACTATGATAATTATTTTATGAGTGCAGCCAGTACATACTACATACAAGAACATCTCACGCACGTTCTTGAACTTTCCCGTGCGTTGTCCAAACCCATCGATACGTGGAAAATTACCACACATGTAACAGGCCGTTGCTCCATCTTCATTACAATTTGCTATCAATACTCCGTTTATTTTATGTGCATGATTCTTGTGCACTGCCATCACCCTCTCAAATATCTATCTTTTATCAACTTTTCGACAACCGCCTCTCGGATATACGACGAAACAGTGTTATAGTGCTTGCTTGCCATTAGTTCAAGTGCCACATATACGGCATCATCTTGGCTTTTTTGCTGGACAAATGCGTATTTTTTTTTAGTCGCGGTAGATTTTTCTGCTTTGTCACGCCGATTTTGTGCGATGTCCTTAGCTTTTTCGGCTCTTTTCTTCTTGTAGTACTCGGTTTGGTATATCTTTGTGTCCTCCGGGTTTTTCCGTGCCATTTCGATACGTCCTTTCTAAGTTATGCGCTTTTGTACGCTAGTTAATTCCATGAATTTCTATAGCCAATTTCATTGCGAAAATCTTACCTTCTATATGCTTTACCAGTGCACCTTGGGATGCATCTACGATTAGTCGTTCTTCAAACGAATTGCACCCTGCTTTTTTATTTTCCAAAGATTTCTTTGCCCGGTCAAGGTCATCTTGCCAGCCTATAACAGACTTTTGCATGAACTCAAGCGATTTGCTCATGCTTTCACTCCCCTTTCGCTATAATAATAAGATACAATCTCAGCAGCTTCCGACTTCCATTGTTGATATTGTGTCTGCACAACTCCACTTTCCGGGTCAATGTCATCAAATTCAATGTTAATTTTGTCAATGTTTTCTTCAATCCATTGAATTGTCGTGCAGTTTCCGTCGATAATTCCAGACGCTATAAGCTTCGTTTTGTTTTTGCGGAAAATGTGAAGCAAGTCAAACCTTGCACTGTTCAAGCACTCGTCACAAACATTTCTGTCCATGTCTGTTGTCACGCCGTAATTTACGCGATACCATTTTTCATTATATGATTGGCATGTTTTTTCGCAAATGTGGCAAATTAACATGGTTGATTCTCCTTTCATGTCGTGTGGATAACATGTGTGTCGTGTGGATAACTCTCAATAATTGATATTACGATAATTGCTTGGCTTTAGTGTGCTTTCAATTCGGCACATTCCAAAAATCACAAGTTTTCTGGTCGTCTCGCGCACTTACTCCAACTTGTGCCGTGCTCAAAAATCTGAAATTACGTTTATTTTCTGGCACATTGCTGTGGCAATACCCATGTGAATAATCGCGATGCATACAGTTTTCACATGTATGACGCTTTTCGTACTTAACACAGGTTTTGTTATGTCCTAGCTCTGTGAGAAGATAATTAGTTGGCTTTCTTCGAAACTTACACGTAGTTTTCCCCGTTTTATTTGATTTTGTTTCCCTGCGCTCTGCTTCGTGTTGGCAGGTTGAACATGAATGCTTGTGCATCATTATATCTAACATCCTTTCATTATTATGTTATAGTGTGAAATTATGAGAAACTGCTAGAGCTCACTCTAGCAGTTTCTCTAGGCTACGACGCAGTAAACCGCTTGTATGTCGTTTCTGTTTGGTATTTACTATAGAGAGCTTCGTGCTCTTCTTGCAAACGCTTGGTATCCAGCCCTTTGCGCACAACATTTATATACGCAAGTTTGTACTCGCCCACGGTCATCTTGTCCTGGCCGACTTCTTCCATGTAAGCCTTTAGTTCTGACGCGATACTATCCGCAATTGCCTGTGCTTCCTCTGCAAGTCTCTTATACTCGCGGAATTTTTCGATTCTTTCTAATTTTTCAGCTAGTGTCATGATATTTCCTCCTCTTGTAACTATTGCTTGACAGTTTTTATATTTTCTTGTCGATAAAGTCAACTACTTCCTCAGTGCAAGCATCGCAAATGTGTCTATCTCCCAAAAATGCTACTTTAAGATTTCGTAAAAACGTATCACCTGCCAAAGGGTTCAATTGCTCGGATGATGACTGGAGTGCTTTCTCACGTTCACCTTTCAAATCAACTGTCTTAAAATTAATGCTGAACGCTTGACTTCCGCAATCGTTTCCGCACCGGTCACATTTAATAATAATCATATAATATCCTCCTGATGTCTACTGCTATGCAGCTATCATATTATCTTTCTGGCAGAATGGACATGCCTCTGCGGAATTGAAATCTGAATCATATATCCAGAATGATTTATCACATTCCATGCAATAAATCCTGTTGATTGATGTTTCATTTCCAATCACTATATTCACGCTATTTTCTCCTTGTGTTTTATTCTGCCATAACCATAGAATTTATAAATTCGTCAGAAATTTCTGTATCCGCTGGCAGGTTCATTTTTACAACTTTTACAACTTTTACAAGGCGGTTGATTGCGCCTTTGAGTGACTTGTATTTTTTATCATCAGCCCAATAGTCAACCCATTCGCCACTTGCGACAGTGCTATCACTAAAATAGCTGTCGTTAAATTGCACGATAAACATCGTGCCACGGTTGATTATTTTGTTGTTGGCTTTAATTTCTGCCAATCTGTTTTCAAGATTAAATTTTTTCATAGTCAGACCCTCCTGAAGTTTATTGCCGTATAGTTTACGGCTATGTAGAGCCGCTTAGGCGGCTTTAGTCTCATGCAAAAATCTTTCATACATCGGCATATATACTTCTTTATTATATGCGTCGAGTTGCTCGTCAGATGCGGCAATAAATAAGCAGTTTTCATCCCTTAATCCGTAATCCATTTGCTTAACTACCATTTCCCAATCGTTGCCCGTGTTTTTGAGCCATTTTCTAAATCCTTTTAGGTTTTTCATATTTACTTCCTCCAGTTTTCTATGCTTGATTTTTCCAGAAATCTACTAATGCTGCTATAGTGTCATTGCAGATGTATGGTGTTTGTGTGCGGATTAGTTCGGTTTTCCCCGGTAGTGCTATAAGCGCGTCACCGTATCCGGCTAGCTTTTCAAGTCCGCTTTCGTCGATGATTGTTTTGCTTTGCATTTGAGACTTACAAGTCATGCCGATAACGGTTGGTAGGTTTGCTTTTAGCAACCCAGGGATTATTTTAACTTCTGGACGTTGTGTGGACAGAATTACGTGGATGCCACAAGCGCGTCCGGCTTGTAGTAGTCTTCCGATAAGATAGAACAGTTCTTTGCCTTTATCTCTTGTCATCATGACGGCTTCGGCAACTTCATCAAGCACGAACAGTATGCGCTTTTCGCCGTCTGGCAATTCAGAAAGTCCACGGCTTTTCAGGTCTGCATAGCGTTCAGTCATGATGCGCACAAGTCCCTCAAGCGTGAACATTAATGTGTCCATGTCGTAAATTACTGGCGTTGCAAGATGTGGTAATTCTTCATATTGAGCAAGCTCAACCTGCTTCAAGTCAGCCAAGTACAAGTCAAGCATATCAGGCGCGGTTGATTGTAAAATGCTGTTTAGAATAGCATGGATTGCGACAGACTTTCCGCTGCCGGCTGTTCCGGCAACAAGTCCGCTTTTGAATTTTTTCAAGTCGGTAACGACTGAATTCCCATCGGTATCAATTCCAAGTGCAATTGGGAAAGCTTTCCCTGCACATGCATTTTGATGGCGAAGTGTGGTTTTATAGTCTACTGTTTGACGGCTTTCGCGTACAATTTCAAAAGCTACATCAGCAATTTTACTTTTCTTTACGATAGTGTTTCCGAAAATCTTAGACAATACTTTTGCGATTTTCTCATCGTGAACGATGTCAGATATGTCACTGAAATTAACGTGATAAATTGTGACGGTCGGTGCACTTACAACGTCCGTTAATGTGACAGGAGACTTTTTCAGAATCTTATTGATAACATTTTCAACTTGCTGTGGGTCAAGCTCGTCACCAGAATCACGCGCAGGAGGTTCGGGAAGAATGTCAAAGCTTGGCAACTCCCATGACTTATTTGGCTTTGCTGTCGGAGCAAATTGCGCCTCTTTCCATATTTCCGAGTATCTCGCTGAATCAGTGCCATTATATTTATAATTCCACTCTTTCAGTGCGCTTGCAGCAAATATGCAGTCGTTTGTTCTTGCACCGCAATCGTCACACACTAGGAAATATTTCTCCCACGTAGACGACGGAATGTGCCAAAATGTAGAAATGTTTCTTGATTCGCAAACTTTGCATGGTGCTATGTTTGGAATTTTGCTGTCAGATATTAATACTTTTTTCATAGATATTCATCCTTTTTCACAGGTATTCATCCGCAAAAGCGGTATGTAGTGGCTGTTAAGCCGTTTTTATTAAATTTTGTACGTTTTTAGGTAAAATCTGAATTGCATACGGTTATTTTATTGCCATTGTTTTCCTCCAATAATAATCGCTGTGACTATACAGTCTGAAATAAATAATTGTGTATGCGTAAACTGGTGTTAAGCTGTCTGATAACTTTTCCGTTAGGCAGAGTAGTTGCTGTTTCACCATACACTTGACGAACACGAAAACAATTGCTAAATTCTTTTAATGCTTTGGAATTGGTTATTTTTGTAACGGTTGCTCCATATCTTTCAGCTCTAATTTTTACTGCATTCATGGGTGAGCTTGCGGTTACAATCTCGCTGTCTCCATGTATTATTGTAAATACTTGATATTTTCTCATAATATGATATCTCCTTTTTTATTTTGAATATGTTACTTTTTTTCTAAGAAATGGAATAAACATATCAATTTCCGCGCTTCCCGTCCTTCTTTTTTCTTCTACAAATTCGGCATTGCTTGGGCGATATTTTCCGCGAAGTAGCTTAATTTCCGACCTCGTAAGGTTCTCAAGATTCGTTCCGTGTAGATTCAAGTAACAGTTTTTACAATGCATAATTTTACCTCCAGTTTGTTCTTAAAATATGCGGAATAGGTTAGAGTTTCTTGCAATTATGACGTAGCTGTTACCGTCAACATCTCTATACATACCGCCATTAATTCCATAAATTCCAGCGCTGTACATTTCCTTGCTGTGCACTGTGGGTAAGTCGGTTGCATTTGTAACATTTATTGCAAGTCCTAGCCTTACCATTTCCCGCAATTCTCTTTGTGTTGTTTTTCTCATAGTCAAACCCTCCTATAATTTAGCAATGGCAGTGCCGTTTTTTACAAAACAATCTGCTTTGTCAATGACTGTGATTATTTCGATTTTTGCCTTTTTAACTGCGAACACAACGGAAAAATTGTTATTTTCATCAATAAGCATAACGTCCGCTTGATTGTCGCTGTACTCGTCAAGTTTTTGCGCTCCAAACGTGAGGATTGCGCCCACAACTTGAAGCATATCAACACTACGCTGTCTGCTGCGCTGTAGACTGTGACGGCTTGCAAGGATTTTGTAATTGCCAACTGTTCCAAGTTTTTTCATGGTGTAACCTCCGTTTTATTTCTGCCATCCGTTCTGCGTCCAACCACCGCCATGCAGTGACTAGCCGTTACTTAGTTGGCTATGTAAGTTTTTATCGAAGCTGGGGACGATTCCAGACGCTTGTAGCAATTCTGCCACTTTCTCCGCTTGCGTGCCAATCTCGCAAGATGTTTGGCTATTCAGTTGGTGTTGCGGGTGTTTCGTGCATCTGGCAGTCAGTTTAGCGGGGGAGCGGTGTAACCCCTGTACCAGCTTTTTCATTTGCGCTTTCTTGACTGTAAATACATTTTAGCATACATTGGTCTTTTTGTCAACACTTTTTTTAATCTTTTTTTCTGGTAAATCCTGCTAAACTCGCTACATTTCTCGCTCGTTCAACTGTGATTATTTTAACACGATATGGATATTTCGTCAACACTTTTCGCAGTAGTATCAATGGTAATTTATGGAGCAGTCAAAGACGCAAGCCAGACATGAACCTGTCATAAGTGCCTGACAATGGCAAGATTGCCAGTAAGGTGCGCCCGGATGTATCGGCGAAGGGATGCCCGTGGGGGTATTCTGCAAAGTGCCAAAAATGTCGCTGTAACCCCCCCTAACTAACCGAAAAAAACAAAACAGCCTTTTTCAAATATCCTGAAAAAAATCAAAAAAACAAAAAACAGCATGCCCCTACTATTGTGCCACATACCAATTTGATGTATAATATCCTTGAACCGCTGAAAGTGCGAATGCGCCGTAGGTGGTGTTTTTTTATTTTAATATTGTGGTAATTTATGGAATGTTTGAATATTGCTTGATATTGTGATTGATATGAGTTATGATTTTCAAAAAGCCATGCTAGTCATAGGCTAAAAGGAGAGAGTGCATGAATCGCAGTGAGCTTATTAAAGAAATTGTGAGTAGATCTGGTTCTCGCAGAAATGATGTGCAAAAGCACATGGAACTATTTGAGGAAATTGTGCTAGAGACTATATCTGATGGTGAAGGTGTTCACATGAGGGAATTTTTGTCAATTATGGTTGAAGAGCGTGCAGCAAGAAACAAGTACAATCCACAAAAACATGATGGGAGCATGGTATTTGTTCCTGCGCATAAAGTTGCAAAGATTAGAGCTGGAATAAAATTAAGGGTGGCTGCGAACAATGGCTAGTAATGTAAAGCATCCACTTGAAGACTTGGATGTTTCAGAGATAGTGGTTAGCATTTGCAGTTTCGGGATATATCCAATTCTGGTTGCATTTAGACAGATAATTGAAAATCATAAGGAGTTTGAAAACAATGAATAAGGTAATTTTACTTGGTCGCTTGACTAAAGACCCGGAAATACGCTACTCCCAAAGTGCCGAGCCTGTTTGTGTGTCACGTTTCACCGTTGCAGTGGACAGACGTTTCAAAAAGGAAGGCGAACCCGATGCCGATTTTATAAACTGTGTGGCATTTCGCCGCACGGCAGAATTTATGGAACGGTATATTAAAAAGGGAATGGCAGTTACAGTATGCGGAAGCTTGACGGTGCGCTCTTATGAGGACAACACAGGTCAACGAAAATGGATAACTGAAGTGTCAGCGGAGGAAGTAAACTTCGCCGAAAGCCGCGCTGCTTTTGAAGCACGCATGGCAAAAGGCGGAAGTACACAAGAGCCTACTAATGTAGAGAGTGGATTTGAGGTGCAAGACGTAAGTGAAGATGATGACTTGCCATTTTAATATAACAAATAAAGAAAGTTGTGATTTTTATGGATATATTTATTGCACCAATAGAGTATTTTACCAAAGAGGCGAAAGATTTCATAAGTGCTATTGCCATGAATAGTAGGCACGATAAAAAAGTATCAAAGCCGATAAAAGATATTATTTACATTGGCCTAAAGTCATGTAAGTGCAGTCCAGATACTTCTAATCAAAAAGCGGGAACTGGATTCTCGACTGAAAAAATGGACTTGAACGACTATATGATTGCTAAAGGCGCACTGTCCAAGTGGAGAGATAGGCGTATTGACGACATCATTGAGAAAATAATTGTTAAAGGTGCATCTAAGGACAGGATTCCACAGGAATTAGTTGACGAGTACAACTCAATTGTGAGTGTGGCTAAATATGATTGAAATTTACAATAGCATATTCATCGGAGACCAGCATGATTATGAGTTAATAAAAAATGAAAATGGCTGGGCGATACTTCACTGTTGTAAGCATCCACACCATATGGTGCTTACTGGGTATAGTGGGAATTTGCATCCAAGCCATCCAGATTTCAAGTATAAAAAATCTGGAAACAGGCTTGCGCTTAATCTTGTAGATGTGAGAGATTATAACGAAAAATATCTGCAATACTACAAAGAGATGTTTGCAGATGCATTTTGCTTTTTAGATGAATATTATCTTGAGGGCAGGAAGATTTTAATACACTGCAATAAGGGCGAGAGTCGTGCTCCTACAATTGCAATGATGTATGCTACAAAGCATGGTGCATTTGGAGAATCCAGTTTCTCTGCTGCTGCCACAAGGCTTAGTGAGATTTATCCAAATTATAATCCAAAAATAGGAATATTTAAGACGATTGAGTTGTTGTGGGGACATTTTGTAAGGTGAGTTAATGATGAAAATGTTTATAACTAAACATGCAAAAATAAGACTTCGTGAGCGTTGTGGTGTTACTGGTAAAAATGCAAAATCACTGGTTGCTAGGGCTCTTCGATATGGAACACAACATTGTCATATGCCGACTGAATTAAGGCGAGTGGCAAATAGAATTGTGCTTAAGAACAAAAAAATAAACAACATAAGAGTATACAGTGGATATGTGTTTTTGTTTGATGGAAAGCATTTGATAACTGTTTATGATATCTCAAAAAAATATAATAATCAGCTTTGAGCCATAGGTAACTATAGTAAAAAAGAATGTGTCGCTTGACCGTTCTTTTTTTTATGGTAAAATTATTGAAAATATGGGAATAAAAGGTGATTTAATGTCAAATGCAATTAATGTATTGCAGAATAAAGCACAGGGCGGAAATTTTGATGCACTAGAGGCTTATTTTGACGTTCTTATTGGTGGGGAACTAAAAAACATAAGAGAACATAATATTTACATACGAAATCTATGCGCTCAAGCGATGAGAAATAGTGATGATAATATTTTACTTAGAGCAAAAGAATTGCAAAAGAAAAGCTATATTTTAGGCGCACAGAATGGAAGTTTTGACGACTATATGATTGCCTGTGAATGGAATAGAGAGCCAAAGGCTAGATTCTGGATTCCAAGGCGTAGTGTTCTTGAGGGCAAGCACAAAGTGGCAAGTAAAATACAAGAATTTCTTGATAATCCGTATTTATTAAGACTATTTCTATGCATGCCGCCCGGGTCTGGAAAGAGTACGTTAATTAAATTTCTGCTGTCATATATTGCAGGAAGATGGCCAGAAAGCCTAAACATGTATGTATCATATAGTGATGGAATGATTAAGCTAATGTATGATAGCGTATCGGACATTACGACAAATGATAGTGAATACTGTCATAATTCGATATTTAATAATGGAAAGCCATTGTGCTCAGCAGAGTATAAGACCATCTCGTATGGCAAGCAGGGACAATTTCCAACGCTGGGTCTTGTTTCTCTTGGAGGCTCTGTAACTGGGCGAACAAGAGCAAATAAAATATTAGTATCCGATGACTTAGTGAAAAACGCAGAGATTGCTAGAAGCAAATCAAGGCTAGACACGCTATATGAAGATTACATCAACACAATTACAACCCGCACAATTGGAGATTATGTCAAAGAGATGTTATTGGGAACACCATGGAGCTTGCATGACCCTATGACACGCATTAGGCTTGAGGGTCAAGATGACGATAGGAACATGATAATTTCAATACCGGTATGGGACAGTAATGAAGTTAGTAATTTTGAATATGAACATCCAGATAACTATACACACGGTAAAATAGCCGAAATAAAGTCAAGATTAGATGCTGCTGATTTTTCTGCACTCTATCTTATGCAGCCATATGAAAAGGAAGGATTAATGTTCCCAGAAGATGAATTAAAATACTATGCGGGAGTACTTCCTGACGGTGAGCCAGATAATATAATTTGTTTTGGTGACGTTGCTTGGGGCGGCGGAGACTATTTTAGCATGCCAGTTGGATATGTTTATGGTGGGGATATTTATATACATGGTGTTATTTTCGACCAAGGGCACAAACACATTACAAAGCCAAGGGTGATTGGCAGCATATTAAGACATCAAGTAAAGTCTGGAATGTTTGAAGCGAATACTGGCGGTCACGAATACGCTGATGACGTTGGAAGAATATTGCGTGAAGAGCATGATGTGCGTTGTAACATAGGAAGCCGGAGTGCACCCAGTTCACAAGCAAAATTCGCAAGAATAGAACAGTATTCCCCTGACATAAAGCAGTTTTGGTTTCTTGATGATGTTTCATTTTATAATCAAGATGATGTGCCTGTTGAGAAGCGTAGAATTTTCAGAGATGCAGATTACAAGGCGTTTATGAGAAACTTAACTACATTTAGCTTTGCAGCAAAATATGCGAGCAAGTCAAGAAAGGAAAAAATGATAGATGACGCGCCTGACAGCTTAGCTGGGCTAGCAGAATTCTCACTAGGAAGGCAAAAGCAAAAATCTATTGCAACAACGTTTCGTAGAACATTTTAGAAAAATAATGTAAATATTGACATTGTTAGAAATTTATGGTAAATTATTGAAAACATGTGATTTTGGGGGTATGTGAGTGGGTGAACCTTCAAATTTTGGAGTAATTGGACGTAACATTCTTAAAGCGTCAAGACCAGATGTCTTAGACGCTATTTCTGTAGGTAAAATTCTAAAGCTTGTCATGCCACTTCATAAGGAAAATTCAGATAAGATTGAAAAATTGCATTCATTCTATCGTGGAGACCAAGATATACTTGAAAGAACAAAAGAAGCCAGACCAGAAATCACACATAATATAGTTGAAAACAGAGCCTATGAGATTGTACAGTTTAAGAAAGGCTATGAATTCTCAAATCCTGTACAATATGTGAACATTGGATTGCCAGAGATGAATGCACACGTTGAAATGCTAAATAAATTTGCCCGTGCAGATGGACGGCAGTCAAAAGACTTATCAACAGCAAAGCGGATATATATATCAGGAAATGGATACAAGTTATGTTTACAAAATCCATATTTTGACAGTGATTCCGCACCATATATAACTACAGTACTAGACCCAAGTGAAACATTTATAGTGTACTCTAGTGATAATGGGATTCCAATTATTGCCGGTAAATTCGTATCTCAAATTGGTGATGACGGCAAAAGTAAAATATACAGAACTTTTGTTTATACTGACACTGCGACGTTTGAGTGGGTTTCTGATGATAAAGATTTTGAAGAGTATGATGAGGTAGAACCAGAAAATGTTGGAACTAATGGGATTGGCATTATACCAATCATAGAATATGTAAATGATGATGATAGGATTGGACATATTGAAGTCGTTTATGACCTTCTGAATGCATTAAATACACTTGCGAGTAATCGAGTTGAAGATGTTGAGCAATTTGTTCAATCTTTGCTAGTTCTAATAAACACAGAGTTAAAACAAGACCCAAATAACCCTGAAAAGTATATAGTTCCGCGCACTGGTGATGTGCTTATGATTGGGAATGGAACTGTTGGTGCTGACGCAAAATTCTTATCAGCACAATTAAGCCAATCTGACACACAGATTCTTGCTGACTGCATACTTAGAACCATATATAGAATTGTCGGGATTCCAACGCCCGGGAATCAAGGTCAAGCTCAATCCGGAGGGTCTACCGGACAAGCGGAGTTTGTTAGAAATGACTGGGGACTATCAGATTCTAGGTCAATGACAACTTTAGCACATTACGAGGAATCAGAACGTCAATTGCTAAGAGTAATACTAAACATATGCAGGGCAACACAAGCTGTAGACATTGGTGACATAACATTGCATGACATCAAAGTTCAAACAACACGTAACAAGTTTGATAATATACAAATGAAATCCCAGACATTGCAGGTATTGTTGCGGTCAGGAGTGCCATTTGAAGATGCCGCTCTAGTTGCGGACTTGTTCCCAGATATTAGTGCGGTAAAGGCACGTATGGATATAATTGATAAGGAACTGGAAGCACTGGAAGGCAATCAGGGCGATGTTTCCCTTGATGGAACTGATGATGTAAAGTAATTACAGGTCAATACAGGTCAATACAGGTGATAACAATTATCTGTTTCTGATAAATAAAACAAACCAACACATACGATGCGACCAGCGAAGTCAAAAAACTCGGCGTATGCGTAGCGGCTACGACAAGTCGTCAGAAAGGTGATACCCTATGTTTGAACAATTGGATTTTTTTGCAAGCAGTGAAGGTGGAGAAGGTGGCACAGGAACAGTAGTGTCTGATTCCAGCAACCATGAAGGTCAAGCAGTCAACACTGACACAGATGTAGGAAATGATAACAACACAGATTTTGTGGCAAAAGACACAGTAAATGTTGATGACTTCAACAAACTTAAACTACAACTTGACAAATTCACGAAAACAACGGAACAGGCAGAGCACACAATAAAAGAGCTCAGGTCAACAAATGCAAAACTAAAACAGGACTTGATGGCAACAAAGTCTGATGAAGAAAAAGTTATCGAGAGAGAAGCAGAGGCTGCTGCTGCAAAGAAAGAAGCCTTTGAGTTTTTGTCAAGAGCAAAAGCTACGGAAGTTTTTACCAGTGCAAAGCTAACAGAAGATGACTATAAGGATTTATTAGATTCCATTGTCACTGAGGACAAAGAGAAAACATCATTAACAGCAATGCAAATAGCCACGCTTGTTCAAACAGTAGTGAAACGTACTGAAAAAGCTATGAGAGAAAAGATTTTGAATGAGACACCACCCGCACCAAGCGGGTCAACGAATTCTGCAATAGACTCTGCATATGACGCAAAAGTACATCGGGCTATGGGTCTAAAGCATAAGCGAGCATAAAATAAAATATAGAGAGGTTTGAAATAATGCCTAATCAAGTTGACTTAATAACAAAGTATATCCCATTATTGGATCAGAAGTACCAAGAGGAAGCAAAGACAGCAATTCTTGACGCACAAGGAGACCTTGTGCGCGAGACAGAAACCGCAAAAACATTTATGATACCAAAAATGACACTATCTGGTCTTGCTGACTACGACAGAAACGCTGGATACGTGCGCGGAGACCAACGCATAGAATGGATTGCATATACATTTGAGCATGACCGCAACAGAAAGTTTACCGTTGATGCTGCTGATAATATGGAAACGGCATTTTTGGCATATTCGATGCTTGCATCTGAATTCACAAGATTGCATGTTGCGCCTGAATTTGATGCGTATAGATTGAGTAAGTATGCTACACTTGCTGGACACACAAAGAGTATAGCGATTAATCCAGGAAATATATTACCAGAAATCGTGGAATCAAGAACATCACTTGTAAATAGTCACGTTCCAATGAATGACATGGTAATGTTCCTTAGACCAGAAATTTATGGGGACTTAATACTAAATGATGCAATTGCAAAAAGCATGAGTGTTGACAAAGTAACTATCGGAAATATTCAAATGGATATTGAGACATGGAATAATGTCCCATTAATTGAAGTCCCAGATGACAGGATGTATACGGCGTATGAATTCCTTGATGGCGTATCTCCAGGACAAGAAATGGGCGGATTCGCACCTGCACCGGGCGCACAACTAATCAATTTTATAATGATGTCGAGAAGCTCAGTGTTCCAATCAGTAAAACGAGCAGCAACGAAAGTGACAACTCCAGAAGTGAACCAAAATGCAGATGGTTGGGAATTTGGATTTAGACTGTATCATGATGCATTTGTGTTTGACAATAAAGCGAACTCAATTTATGCAAACATTGCAGTATAGTTTGACTTGGAGGTTTAGTTAATGATGATACGTATTCAAAAAGACAATGTGCAGCGCATAGTTAGTGAGCCGCTTTTTCACGCAATATGGAAGCCAAAGGGCTTCTATATTGTAGATGATTTAGTTCAAAACGACGGAAAAACACCCAGCACAGTTGACAAACAAACAACCTTCACAGCATCAATCGCTGCACCCAATTTAGACCAAATGGACGCTGTAGCACTTCGTGCTTATGCAGACGCAAGAGGGATAAAATATCATCATATGCATGGTGAAGATAAGCTACGTGAAGTGATTAGAGATGCCAAGTCAAGCAATCAGTCTAGTTGACAGACTTAAAGATGCACTGTTAAAACGAGAGCTGCCAAGCTATATTGATGGTGAACTCATAGAGGTATTGGAGCATTCAATATCTCTATGGGTTAGCCTCAAGTATCCATATACGAATAGTGCAACAGATTCTGATGAAGAGCCTAGCCTTAACTGGGTTGCACAGAGTTGGGTAATTCGTTGTGCTATTGAAATGCTTGGGCGTAAAGGTGCGGAAGGACAGTTGGCGCATTCCGAAAACTCTGTAAATAGAAGCTTTGACACTGCAACTGTATCAGAATCTTTGCGCCGTGAAGTGATTCCTATTGCAGGTCAGACAAAATAGAGTGTGGATGGTGGGAATATAAATGAGAACCCTTAACCGTAACCAACGCACTGTATTCTATGCAAATTACTTGGGTGAAACTCCAGCATTTGATGGCAATGGATTTGAGACGGGCGAGGCAATTGTGGTTTACACAGAGCCTATAAAGTTAAGAGCAAACGTGTCTCCGGCAAGAGGAGAAGCTGCAATTGAATCCTTTGGAGTTGGGCTCGATTTTGACAAAACTATTCTTTTTCAGGGGATGTCTCCAATTACAGAGACAAGCATATTATGGGTTGACAGTTCGGTAGATAATGAGAGTCCATATGTTGACGGAAAAAGAATCCCGCACGACTATATTATTAGAAGAATAGCTGAATCCTTGCCAAGCACAAATCATACAGTTGTAGCAATCAAGAAGACACATGTGACACATCGAGCTGCCATGGTAGTATCAAGTGCTGGTATTAAGATGTATGACGGGAATGGAAATGAGAACCTTATTATACAAGAGCCATTGATGCAGTCTGTGAGAAAATTATTGCATGATATACATGACACTCCATTGGTGGATAAGGATGGAAATTATTTGATGTTTGGGGGATAGGAGATGACTAATAAAGTTGAAACGCCTATCAATTATGACCCAACTAGAATAAATGAGCTTCTCGATAAGATTGACAAGCTTCCAAGTGCGAAATCACTACAGGAATCAATTGAAGCATTGAAGTTTGATATTGAAAAGCTCAGCGAGTTGATTCCAAAAATTCCATCTGACATAGGTGCTTCCAGCAAATTTCATGAACACAAAAAAGTTGATGTAACAGACTTTAGTCATGCACACTCAATATCTGATATTGATGGTTTGCCAAAGCCGACCCCTGAAATATCCGGCACATTTTTTGCGATTTATACTGATGGAGATGTCTATGAGTTTAGACCAATCCATATTGACGCTAATAATTAGAAGTATAGCATAAGGAGAGTGTCTAAAAGTGATTACACTCACACAAAAACCACTAACAATAACACTTTATGGGCAGCAAAGCATTAATGAGAATGTGATATCTCCAAAGCTTGGAGTAAATGTCAAGCTTACAGACAGCACAAATCCAGAACGGTTTTATACTGGTGTAGTATCAAGCCTGACTGCAAAAATAAGAAATGCCAACACAGGCGTTTATACTGCGATTGTTCTTGATGGTGTTGAAAGTACTGGCGCAAGAAGACAGCATACTATTACAACTGAAAATTTAATCAATGGTAATTATGGCGGGTATGATACGTTTACATTTACAAGTAACCTCGGCGATGTTAATGATGTTGATATTGTTCAGTCAACAGATAGTCTGGTTGTTAATGACAGAAGTGTTGAGATTTTTGATTCTGATGCTGTAATTACGGGGAAGATTTTAACTTGTAAATTAAGCAGTGGTATCGAAATATGCGGAATAATAGAGCGCATAAGCGGAAGCACATCAATATCTGTCAGAACATCTCGTGCATCAAGAAGTGTAGTTGAAAGTATAACACTGGAGCAGGTTACGCATCCTGAATTTGTTGGTGCAACTATATCATCAGAATTTGATGTGTCTCAGCCAGTTGGAGTAGAGGTACTGGCTGACAGAAAAATTTCTGTTGAAGAAGAATCAATTAAGCCAAAAGATAGCACTGCACATGAAGTAGCAAATGCGTAAACAAAGAAAGATATCAATGTCACTTGACCCACAAAGCATAGGAAAAGCAATTAGTAAATTACGGGAATATCAAAAATGGTTTTCAGAAAAAACATCTGAGCTGACAGAGCGATTAGCAACAATTGGTGGTTCAGTCGCAAGTCGAGATTTTGCAACAGCAATGTATGACGGTGAAAATGATGTCAGAGTTACAGTTGAACCACTACGAGGCAATGCTGGTTGGGCAATAAAAGCAAATGGAAAGGCAACACTTTTCATCGAATTTGGGTCTGGTTCATATCACAATAGCGGAGAACCACATCCAAATCGTCCGGCAGGAGTAGCTGGGATTGGGAAATATGGACATGGGCTTGGCAAAAGGCACGGATGGGTATTTCGGAATGTGTCTGGAGATTGGCAGTTCACACGAGGCAATCCAGCATCTATGCCAATGCATAATGCGCAACAAGCCATCATGGAAAAAATCTATGATATAGCAAAGGAAGTGCTGGGATGATTCTAGACATTTTTAATCAAATATTTACAGAAATCGCAACAGCCCTACGCATTGAATTTACAGAATCAAGTATTGCAGGGCAGCCAATTCTTGTAAATAGCTCACCTGCACCAATACCACAACGATTCCCGTGCTGTTCAATTGTGCTGGTTGACAGCCCAGTGTACCAAAAAACTATTGATGGCAGCTCAAGAGTTTCTGATAACCATACTAGACTGTACTTGGAAATTCAAGCATTTTCTGATATTGCTGGTTCAAATACAACGCAAGCAAATGAAATAATTTTAGCATGTGATAAGATTCTCAGAAAATATAAATTTACGCGAACCTTCAACCAGCCTGTTCAAAACGAAGACAGTAATATTGCAAGAAGAATTGCACGATATAACGCAGTTATAAGCAAAGATGGCTTAACATTTAGAAGCTGAAAAAGGAGGAAACAAAATGGCAATAGTATCAGGAAGTCCAGTTGCAATTAGCACACGTGACACCTTTTTGTCATGGCGCAATGCAGGTGATACGGGAGACTACACACAGGTTGTTGACATTGCGAGCTTTGGTGACTTAATGGGTTCTCCAAACTTAATTGATGTAACAACACTGTCTCACCACAGAATAGTGCAAATCCTTGGTCTATTAACAGGTGATGCAATTGACTTTGCGGTAAACTATACGGCAGAGCATTATTCAAGATGTTTGCCATATGTTAACGTTCCACTCGAGTTCGAGCTTACATTCCAAGATGGCTCAGGATTCACATGGGAAGGCGAACTTAACATGCCCGTTAGCGGTGGTGGGGTAGATGAGGCAATTGAATTTACGTTAAGTGTATCTGTTACAAGTAACATGGATTGGTTTGACGCGCCACCAACACCTTAATACAATATTGGAGGAAATAAATGGAAGATAAAAAGCAGGCAAAAGAAAAAAATACAAACAAGCCACTTCCAAGCTTTAGGACTTTTACTGTTGATGACAAAACATACATGATGACATTCAATAGAAAAACTGCGAAAGAGCTTGAAGATTCTGGTGTCCTTGGAAGGGACATTGGTGGTAGCAGCATTACTGTGATTACAACAATGTTCTTCTACTCACTAAGAGCAAAACATCCAAGAATTAAGCCAGAGGAGTCAGATGCACTCCTGAAAAACATTGCCAAGAAAGATGAGCTTTACAAGGAGCTGTTCAGAATGTATGGCGATGTTGCAGATGCTACTATTGGTGAGCCAGAGGAAGATGACCCAAACGCAATCAACTGGGAGTAAGCCAAGGCAAGACTTCCAGTAATGCATACGAATCGCTTTCTGAATATTTGGTTGAAATGTGTCCGCACTATATGCTATATGGAATGACGTACAAAGAATATTGGGAGGGAGACATATGGATGGCTCGCTCATACAAAAAAATGTACGAATTAAAAATAGATGAGCAGAATAGTCTACTGCATCTGCAAGGACAGTACCACATGTTTGCAGTCGCAGCGACACAGGACAAGAAAAACAAGTATCCAAAAGAGCCACTAATAATCACAGAAAAACAGGCTGCGAAGCGCAGGGCTATTGATGAAACGCTTGGCGCAAAGGCAAAATTTGCAGAGCTTGCAGCCGCATTTAACAAAAGGAATAAGAACAAGAATAATGCAATTGAAACCGACATCAACGTGCTATGAAGTGAGGTGACAAGCTATGACAATTGCAGAGCTTGAAATGAGCATCCAGAGTGACGCAGAGCAGACTAAAACTGCTATAGACAAGCTTGTCTCTTCACTTGGCACACTGAAAGATGTATCGGCAAAAATCAGCCCAAATCTTGGGCGTTTTTTACATAAGCTAAATGAAATACAACAGAAATCAGGGGCATCAAAGGCACTTGCGGGAATTGCAGACCAAATGGAAAGAATGCAAAAATTTCAAGTTGGGGATACTGGAGCGGATAGAGTTGCAAGCGGATTCTCACAGATGGCAAAAGCTTCAAAGGCTGGAACTGGACAAGCGGCATCTGCAGTCACAGAACTAAAGCAGCGAATTAGTGCCGTTGACGGTGTCTTGGCGAAAATGTCACAGCAATTCAAGTCCGTTGATTCACAAGGATTTTCTGAAATGAGGACAAGATTAGCAGAAATGAAGCTTGGTGTCACAGAAATTGGAGCGGACGTTGATGTTGACAGTGTAATTGATGGTATAAATAAAATAAAAGATGCTGCATCATCACTAAAGGAAGAGCTTGGAACGGTTGGAGAATCAACAACTGGATTCCAAAAACTTGGACATGGAATATCAATCGCAGGGTCGGTATTGTTTGAATTTGATAGTGCAATAACAAACTCTGCAAGAGCAATAACAAAATTTGCATCCATGTTAAAAACGTCATGGTCTGCGTTAAAGTCATTTGGAAGTGGCGTTAAAACTACCGTGACGGGAATTGGCGGTGCAATTGGAAGCATAGCAGGTGGTGCTGGCAGGGCAATTGGAGCAGTTGCTGGGCTAACTGCATCATTTAGGCGGCTAGGCAGGGATTCTAGACAAGCAAAAAACTTCTTGATGCAGCTACCGGCAGTTATGCGTAGAATTATTTATTTTCGTACAGTGAATTTAATATTTAGGAATTTTCTATCTGGAATCCGAGAGGGCGTAAGGAATCTTGCTATGTATAGCGACCAGTTTAATGCGTCCATGTCTGCAATGGCCACACAAAACTTGCTATTAAGAAATACTATGGGTGCTACAATGTCGCCTGTTCTACAAGCTCTAATTCCATTGTGGATACAGTTGTCAAATGTGATTATTATGGCGGCAAACGCCCTACAGCAGTTTATGTCCGTAATTACAGGCAGGGGATTCTGGTACAGGGCTGTTTCGTATGCCCAAGATTATAGAGACAGCATTAATGGCGCAGCGGCAGCAATGAATAATTTTACTGCTGGATTCGATGAGCTCAATGTAATATCTCCGCCAAGTGGTGGTGGGGGCGGAGCACCGGATTTTTCACAGATGTTCGAGCGTCAAGAGATAGACCAGAGGATTAGAGATTTTGCATATATGGTGAAAGCCGCATTTACTGAAATCAAAAACTGGGCGTTAAATATTTGGGACGCAATATGGGGAGCTTTTACTGAGGGATGGTATCGTTCTCGCGACCGTTTCTTGAATAGTTTGTTGGGCATGTTTAATGAAGTTATTCCAACAATTAGAGATATTGGAAATTCGGTTGCGGATGCGTTTAGGTCTCCATATGGAGCAGGGCTATTTGAGCAAGTTTTTAACATGCTAAGCTCTGTTTTTGATTTAATTGGCTCAATTGCATTTGCGTTCAGAACTGCATGGAATGATGGCTATTATTATGGAACAAAAGCTATTCAGAGAATACTATTATCTTTAACTCAAATATTAGGCACATTGGAAAATATTTCGCTTACATTTTCAGGTGTTTTCAGGTCTAACGTTGGAATCACATTCTTTGAAAATCTTTTGCGTGCTGTTTATTATGTGACTGGTGCAATCGGCGAGATGGCTAATTCATTTTCAAGAGCATGGACTGATATTGATGAAAGATTTAATCAAGGATTCGGTGAAAGATTCGCTGAAAATCTTGTAACCTTATTTTCAAATGTTCTTGGGATTATTGGCGATATTTCACGTGATATTAAGCTTGCATTTATGTCTGATGTTGGAGACAATTTTTTTAAGTCATTAATTGGACTGGCCGGAGACTTACTATATGCGTCAAATGGAATAGTATCTGCATTCCGCACAGCATGGAATGAAGCTGGTGCTGGTAAAGATGTTGTTGAGTCAATTGTAACTGCAACCACAAACGTATTAAACCTCACAAGAGAAATCGCCATATCATTTAGTAGAATATGGGGTAGTGGTGGATATGGAACGCTTGGATATTCTGTAATGTCAACAACACTCGGGATATTTCGTGACATCTTTGATGTTATTGGGAATATTTCTGGTGGCTTGGCTGATGCATGGAGAAATAGTGCATATGGACAAGCAATATGGCAGACGCTTCTTGGATTTGTAGAAAACTTTTTAGTTAGAATAAGAGAAATGACAGGAAGCCTAAGAGAATGGTCTGCGTCATTTGAAAATTGGGATGGCATACTTAGGGCTATTAATGGACTTTTAGAACTAAAGTCTGCAATGTGGCTAACCATACTTGATGGTGTAATTAGAGTTGGGCAACGAATGCTTGAGCTTTTGGTGCGTAACGAAAATCTTGAAAGATTGCTTTCGGCAGTATTAACAATAGTTGGAAGTGTAGTTGAAGCATTTGTGTCGTGGTTTGAAAATTCACGATTTGTTGAATGGCTTGTAGATTCATTTGTTAATTTAGCTGAATGGCTTTCGCAAAACGATAGGGCAGCAAGACTTCTAAAAGGTGCATTTGTTGCCATTATTGGAATAAAAATTGTATCATTCATCACAGGATTAGTGGCTGCATTGACGGCATCAAAAACAGCTTTGGCAATAGTAAAAACAGGTGTTCTTTTATTTAAGGGAGCAGTGCTTCTGCTTGCTGGCAAGAAAGGACTTGGGGTACTAATGTCCGCACTCACAGTTTTGAAAACCACAAAACTTGCTGGACTTGTAACATCGTTAAGATATCTTGGAACTGTGGCAGTAATGGGGTTAAAGACAAAAATAACGGGACTTGCATCAGCAATAGGCCAAAAAGGTCTTACTGGTTATATAATGGCGTCAAAAGGGCCAATTGCTGCACTTAAAGGTGCTGGTGGATTAAAAGGGTTGGGTACAGCTGCTGCCGGAATAGTTGCAAAAGGTGGTGGGCTTGGATTACTCAAAGCTGGGCTTATTGCACTTGGGCCAAAAGGCTGGATTATTGGTGGTGCTATTGCTGGCGCAGTCATGCTTGGCAGATACTTATATAACCAAGCTGCTCCAACGCGAGAACTAAGACAAGCAACAGATGAATTGGTTGAAGGATTTAGCATATTAATATCTGACATAGAAGCTGGTTCAGTTAAATTCACAGAAAATATGCAAGGGATATACCAATCCAGAGAATATATAGATGGCCTTGCAGACAGAATCCATCTGCTTGCAAGCCAAGGTGAATTATCTGCGTTTGAAATGAGCCAACTTGACAGGTATATTGGAATGCTAAATGAGAAAGTTCCCGAGCTTAATCTTGCATTTGATGAACAGGCTGGCTCATTAAATATCGCAAGAGAGGCAATGGACAGTTATTTTGGTGCTGCGGGAGCACAAGAAAGAATGAATGAACTTTTTGCGGAAGGGATAAGACTATCTGAGGCGTATTCAAAAGTAGAGACATCAAGAGGTGAAGCATTAGAGTTGCTTGAAAGCGCACAGGAGCGATACAATGAACTCGGCCGCATTAATTTTAGACAACGCCGTGATTTAAGAAATCAAATGGAAGAACAATTACAAGTGTACTCTGATTCAACAGAAAAATTGGAGTATTTAGCAAAAGCAATGGAATACGTTGAGACACAGTATAACTATAATGCATATGCTCTTGATGAATACAGACTAGCCATTGAAGAAACCCAATCAGTGCTTGAAATGCAAGCCGGAGTACACGATAACTATCTGCAAAGCATAGAAAACATGGCACAACGCAAGCAAAGTGCATTTTCTGAAATGGGAAGTGCCGCAGATTACTATAGGCGCGTTGCCGGAAATGCATTCTCTGGAATAAGTGAAGATGTTGATAACTTTGGACAAAGCATGATTGATTCACTTATGAGTGCAGCAAGCGATATTAAGGACAAGGGCGCAAACATGGCTGTACTTGTCGAAGCTGGTATAAATGATGCAATTTTAAGTAAGTTGAAGCAACTTCCAGACGGTGGCTCATCAGAGATTGCTAGATTAGCTCAAGAAATTAGAGATGGTGTTGCAGACCCTGACCTTGTCAAACAATTGAACGCAGCAGGTGAGGCGTGGGCAAATGCACCAGTGCTTGCAATGGCTAAAGAGTTTTTGGCAAAAGAAGGTGTTGCACTAGATGCAATTGATGACTTGGTTGGAAGTATGTCTGTAAAAATGGCTGAGAACCAAGAACTTGCAGAAGCATTTAGGTATGGTGGAGAAAATGCAATCCAAGAACTTATATGGGCAATCGGTAGTGATGACGCAATAAACGCTGCTGAATTGTCTGCATATGATTTAACATCTGCAATATCTGCCGGATTATTAAATGGAATTGATGCTATGCTTCCAGAAATATCAAGCGGAGGCGTTGCCACTGCAGATGCATATATGGATGGTCTTTATGATGGGTTTGACATGAATTCACCAAGCAGAAGAGTTTCAGATGCCGCATACATGGCTGGAAAGAGTTTCCCATCAGGTTCTGAAAGGGCTATCCCTTATGTAAAAAATGCTGGAACTGACTTAGCGGATGCATTTATTGAAAGTGTTGAAAAGCCAATAGTAGAAGGGCTCAAGGGACTTCCACTACAAGCAACCGAATCATTCAAAAGCATTGCAACGAACGCAAAATCTGAAATTGAAGGATTGCCATCGTGGTTCAGCAATGATGTGGTGCAACCAATGAAATCTAGCATTGATGATTTGTCTGCCACATCAACTGCAAAATTTGAGCAAAAAGTAGGCTCTATAATGAATGCATGGAGGCCACTACCACAATGGTTTGATAATGATATTGTTAACGCAATTGCAACCTCTATTGACAATCTAGGAACACAAGTTGGACAGCACTTTGAGCAATCACTTAACAGCATTAAGTCATCATGGGCAATTGCTCCAAGCTGGTTCTATACAACAGTAGTCAGTGTAATTCGCACAGGAATTAATGCACTTACAAATCAAGTAGCTGAATATTTTAGGATGGCATCAGATAATGTGCAAACAACTTGGAGCACTATGCCAAACTGGTTTGATACAATGATTATACTTCCGATACGCACAGACTTTGAAAGTCTATCCGACAGAATCTCTGGAGAGATGGAAAATTCTTCAAACAATACAATGGATTCATGGACACCTATACCTAGTTGGTTTGAAACTACAGTCACATCACCAATTCAACTTAATTTCAAAAATCTGAGTACATCAATTTCACAATCATTTCAATTTGCTGCACAGTCTGCACAAAGCGAATGGAGTGGAATGAATGCATGGTTTCAGAACAATGTTACCAATCCACTTGTTCAAACATTTAGAACAATGGAATCTCAAATATCCGGGGTTTTTGGAAATCTTAGTAGAAACATGCAGAATCTATCAAGAGAGATTGGCAATGTAAACAATGCGGCTAGAAGTATTCCTGCAAACTTGCCAGCATCACCTGCACCAAGAGTATTCGACATTGGAACAGGTGGAGATGGCGAATATGGAATAGTTGCACTGGAAACACGAATGTTCCCAGCAGAATCACCGATATTTTCAAGTTCAATTGCAGTTGCACACTCGCAACGTAGCCCTGGTTCAGTGCATGGGAACAACAGCGAGGAAAGCACAAAAGCAATTGTTGACAGTATTGGAGAAATGAGTAATGAAAATGTTGGATTGTTATCAGAAATGGTTGGGTTGTTACAAATAATTTCCGGAAAAGACACTGTTATACAAATTGGAGATAGGGATATTGCATCAGCAAATGACAGAGCAAATCTGCAAAGAGGGGCTTCAATCTACGGAGCACTTGGGCATGAATTTGGTCTTGGTTAGAAGGTGAAAAATGAGCAACGTAGAACAAACAGGACTTGAGCGCAGAATGGGTCGCTCATACTCTCATATGAGCGGGCTGTCTGCAAAAGTTGGAAGTTCTGGTGGGTGGGCAAATGTGTTATTTAACCACCCGCTTGTATATGTAAATGGGATAGCACTTCCACAATCAACAACCTACGGATGGAATCAGGCTGTGCTTGTTGATAGTGCGAGGAATGTTCAAGGTGTCATGATTGGTGCTGTGATACGAGAAGACGTGGCAAAGATTGAGCTAACTTGGAATTACCTGTTGCGTGAGCATATTAGGTTGATTGGTGGAATTTCTTTTATAAATGATGTTAGATTCTACTACCCGCCGGCCGGAGACTTTGTAACAAGGAGATTGTATAAGAGTGATTTCAATGGTGGAACGCCACTGCTTTCTGATGCAAACGGAAGCCTTGATGAGAATGGTCTTCCAAGGGGTCACGATGGCGTACGCATTGCCTTAATAGAAATTTAATTGTATATAAAATAAAATTATGGTATAATATGTAAAAATTGTGGGCGGTGATTCACATGTGTCATTGGCGTGAAGCAGTAGGAATAATAATAAATTTTTTCACAAGTGAAGAGCCAAGTTGGTGGCGTGAAAATTGGCGAAGAGTTGGTGAACATTTCAGTTATCCTGACGAACATTGGCGAAATGCGATACGTGCATGGGCAGATTCATATGGAATACCACCAAATGGTTGGCGTAGCGACATACATCATTTGCAATTACTTATAGTTGGTCGAGATACCAATGGGTGGCGGGAAGACTTGTGCTTATTGGCATGTGAGTTGAGCGGAGGAGTACTGCCACCACCAATAGAGTGGAGATTTATACTAGACAGTGAGCCGCAACAAGCACACTTTAGATATCGTTGGATTGCAAGTGGAATTTGGGACGCTGATGCAGTGTGGAGGGCATAAACATGAATTTAGATAGAATTGTTGTCAATGTTGACACTGGAACAACAAGCGCAACTAAAATAAATAACAACTCTGATAAAATAGAGCTTGAACTAGACAAAAAGCTTGATAAGGTTACTACCACTGGAAGCTTAAGAGCGTATACTGTTGATACGAACGGGGAAACTCAAGGAACTATAAATATTGTTGCAAACTCCGCAACTCCAATGACCTTGCCAGAGCGGAATGTCAATGGAACATTTTCCATTGGAGAACCCTTGGCTGATGACAATCCTGCAACAAAATTATATGTAGACTTAAATTCTGCTTCAAAAAATGCCATTGCAATAACTGACTGGGACACTATCCCGCTTCCATTGCCAACAAGTCGTGAGATTTCATTTTTTACAGCAGGTCAAGACGCACTTAATAGACCTGATGGCATGGGGTCAATGATAGCGCACGGGGCATGGCAACCCACAGCAACAGATACTTCTGGTCTGTTTATCTTACAAGCAACAGGTATCGGAACTGGAGAAAATGGAATAGTTTTTACTCGCACATTTAACCAGTCAACGGAAACTTGGGCAAGCTTTAGACAAGTTGGACTTGGAGATGGTGATACATTCCCAGAACCACCAGATGATGGATTGCTATACGGTCGTGTAAGGGCAGAGGATTCACCGGCAGGGGAATGGAAAGAAATACCGAGTGCCGAAGATTTAATTAGTGAAGACACTGATAACGCACTAACATCTGGAAATGATGGAAAACTATTTGTTCCCGCTGCAAGTGCCGGAGGGGTACAGAGTGTTGGTGCTGATGGTACTATATTATCCGCAGACGGAACTGTAACAGACCGAATTATAAATCCAACACAGCGTTTGACGGACGCTGTGGAATCAGCAGAAACTGCAGTGCAACCAGAAGATGTAGAAGATGTTATAAGATCTCCAAATGAAACGATACTACATTCCGTGTTGGTATCACAGGCAGAATATGAAGCATTGCTAGAATTGTCAGAAACAGACCCTGAATTTAAGTTAATATTTGATAAAACAAACTATAAAACACCAGAAGATGAATATGATTTCATGCAAGCTGTTGAGCAGCAAATATTCATTACAACAGGCACTGGTACAGAATTTATTGTAAACAGTGAAAATATTCCAACGCCCACTCCAAATGGGTATGCAATTACTATTATTCCGCATGTGTCTAGTGAGACGATTAATGCAACGCTTCAAGTCAATGACGGAGCACCAATTCAATTTAGGTTCGCACTTGATACTAATAGTTTAAGACAGCAACAGATTCCACAACGTGCCGATTTTCTAACCGCTGGAATTCCAGTTAGATTAGTGCATGACCCAAGTGCAAATGTAGCATCTTGGAGAATAGAGGGCATGCAAGCTACAAATATTCCAGTTGAAGACTCGGCAGTGATATTGACATCTGGAGGAGCATTTACAGCACTTGAAGGCAAGGAAGACGTGACAAATAAAGTTGTATTGTCGAGAACATCGACTGCAACAGAATATCCAAATGCAGAAAGTGTAATTAATTATATAGATTTGGCATTAGAAACGATTCCGCCTGGTGGATTACGGATACCGGTATCAATTGAACTTGAAAGTGAATTAGATAAATTAACTCTAACAGTAGGCAATGTTGGAGACTATTATTTTGTACAAGACATGGATGTAACCGCCCCCGGGCGCAACGGTAGGGCATGGGTTAACTTTGAAAATAATGACCCTGAAAATCCTATCGTGATTTATAAGGTTTATAATCAACGTTACGGCGCGGATGGTAAAAGCATAATATTGACACCAGCAGGGGAGTTATCGGTTAGTTCTGATTGGGCTACAGCGGCACAAGTGGGGACAACCAATCCAAATATCCTCCATAACTGGGATTTTGCGAATGTAATCAACCAACGCGCGCAGAGCGAATACCATGTCTGGACTTCCGGGAACAGATACACGATTGATAGGTGGATGATTGTTCGCGCATCTTTGGAAATAATAAATGGCGGAATAAGACTATCAAGAGGTGCCGGCTTTGATACGATAACTCTATTTGAACAAGTGATAGATCGTGTCGATAACTATCGTGGCAAGGAGATAACATTCACAGCAGTCACGGGGAATGGCGTGTTTACAATCACGCGCATTATTCCAGCAGACAGCCTTGTTTGGGAGAGTTTTGCCAATATGGAGGGCACAATATTTAGTATAGGATTTAGACTAGATGTTGTAAATCAGCGATTGTTTTTCAGGATATTCACAACAACCTTATTACAGGATTCAACACATCTTGATATTTATAGAGTCAAGGTGGAGATGGGAGCTGTATCTACTTTAGTTAACGATCCGCCGATGGACTTTGATAGGGAATTAATTGTGTGCCAGAGGCATTTCGAACGAATATATGTCCCGAGAAGTACCCCGTTTCTAACTGTATTTACAAGTGAAAACAGGAATATGTTTGGCGGAGTACTTCAATTCAACAGGAAGCGTATTGTACCAACGATTAGATTTACGGGACTTTCAGAGGTTAGATTAACACGTGCCTTGATTGTACTACATCCAATAGATGAGATTCTGATTACACTACCAGGAGAATCTTTTGCATTTATTAATGTGCCGGTATCTGTTAGTGCGCAGGTACTAGCTTCTGACGCCGCCATTTTTGGAGCGCGGAGCACGGGTTCTTTTCATATAGATATAGATGCCAACTTATAGGAGGTGCACATGGGTGATACAGTAGAAATTTTCAACAAGCATTTTATTCGAATTGATGAACAAAAATATATTTTATCAGGATTTAGTGATGCATTCGAGAATCCTACAGAAACAGATATCCTAATCAATGATAGGGGTGGTAGGCATTTCCAACTTGTGCTTGGTAGTAAACTAACACAAGAAAATCCGCCCCTGATTGATGATTGGGGCACACCGCTGTACGAGTGGAACGACAAAAGAGTTGTCCGCAGGACAAATGAAGAAATTGAATTCAACAGAATCCATCTAAGTATTCCAAGTGATGACTTTTGCCAAAGATTCGGTCAATCTCACTCAATAGACGAGGTTGTGTCGTATGTTATGGGGCTAGACATATCCTGTGAAGATGTGCTGCAAAATAGCCAATATCTATGTGACCCTCGCCTTGTACCCGTGCTGATTAATATTGTGCAGGAGCAGCAAAAAAGGATTGATAAGCTGGAGCAAAACAAAACAGGACAAGGAGGCTAAGTCAATGCCGCATCTCACACAAGAAGAGCTAAGAGAATTAAAAGTGATTAAAGGGTTAGGAGTTTGAAAATGGCAGACTATGTTGGAGGTAAATTAATTTCTAACGTGTCGAAAGGCTCGGGTGAAATTCCATTTGATGGGATGAAATTAGTCCCAAGTTCAGATGAAAATTCAATCGCAATATTTGATGATAAAGGGCAAGTTATCGGTAGTGTTATTAAAATTACCCGGGAAGACGATAGCGCAAGATACCATATTGAAATTCCCGCAACTAGTGATGAGTCTGTTTCATTTAGAGTGTTGACAGATGGAGACTCAGAATGGTTTGAAAAAATTGTTGAATACAGAATAAATAATATTATTGGAGGTAGTTTCTGATGAGAACATTAGTTGAACTAATGGAACATATTGGAGACTCTATCAGAGAAAAAGAAAATAGTACGGCTCTTATACCGGCGATTGAAATGCCACAACGCATAAAAAATATCATTAGCATAGAGACAGGCGTTGGTAAGATTGTTAGAAAGGATACGTTTCTCTCTGCACAAGAAATGTTGGATGAGAAACTATTGCGATGTGATGGCTCTAAGATTTCTTATGACACCTACGAAGAATTGTATGCCATTTTAATGTCTGACAGGGTTCTGAAAGCACTTTCCCTCCAATTGCCATCTGCGCGTTCAAACGGTACGATTGAACATGTCGGAGATAAGTTATATGTAGGCTCAACCACGGCTGCAACTACTATAGTAGTCATAGATACAACAACGGATACAGTGTCGCAGATAACAGGATTGCCGAATAGGATATATTCAAGCTTCACGCATGTCGGAGATAAGTTATATGTAGGCTCAACCACGGCTGCAACTACTATAGTAGTCATAGATACAACAACGGATACAGTGTCGCAGATAACAGGATTGCCGAATAGGTCATATCCAAGCTTCACGCATGTCGGAGATAAGTTATATGTAGGCTCAACCACG